GTTGTTTGTGGTTCAACAGTTACAATAGGTAGATGTGGTGGTACAGTTGCTTTAGCATCTGGTTCAACACAAACAGGTTTTGGTAGAGAAGGATCAGTCAATTGGCAAACAGGATCAATTAAGACAGCTACCTTTACTGCAACAAGTGGTGAAGGATATTTTTGTAATACAAGTGGTGGAGCATTTACAGTAAACTTACCTGCAGGATCAGCAGGTGCAATTGTATCTGTTTCAGATTACACAAGAACTTTTGCATCAAATAATTTAACTGTTTCACCAAATGGTTCAGAAAAAATTGGTGGTGTTGCATCAAACGCAGTGCTATCAACTAATGGTCAAGCAGCGACTTTTGTATACGTAGATGGAACTGAAGGTTGGATTAATGTACAAGAAACATCTAGTTCTATAATAGGAACAGTTGAATATGTGTCAGCAACAGGAGGAACTAAAGTAAATTCTGGAGATTATTCATATCACACATTTACAGGGCCTGCTACTTTTTGTGTATCGGCAATTTCTAACACTACTCCATCTAGAAACAACGTTTGTATGATGGTAGTTGCTGGTGGAGGTGGAGGAGGAGAAGAACACGGTGGTGGCGGTGGTGGAGCTGGTGGTTATAGAGAATTTACGTCAGTATCAATTACTGCTCAAGGTTATCCAATTACAGTCGGAGCTGGTGGAACTGCTAACCCAAATAGTAATGGATCACCGAGTACGGCTATATCTAATACTTCTACAGGTGGTGGCGCTGGAGGTAATCAAAGTAATGCTGGACCACAAAATGCTGCGGCTGCCGGTGGATCTGGTGGAGGTGGCTCTGGAGGACTAGGTTTACAAGCTGGTGCTAATGGAAACACACCTCCTGTAAGTCCGTCCCAAGGTAATAATGGACATCCTGGAAGTGCCCCTAATCCTTCAGCCCCTAGTTCTTCTTATGGAGCTGGTGGTGGCGGTGGTGGCGCTACAGGTGCAGGTAACGCTGCAGGTGGTCCTGGTTTTCCTATAGTTGGTGGTCCTGGTGGTGCGGGAAGTAATAATTTAAGTTCTTGGGCAACCATAACATCTACTGGAGATAGTGGATATTACGCTGGTGGTGGTGGCGGTGGAGGTTGGTCAGGTAATGGAGGAAATGGTGGCGCAGGCGGTGGTGGTGATGGTGGTGATGGTGGCGGTGCTCCTGCTTCTTATGGTTTAGCAGGTACTGCAAATACTGGTGGTGGGGGTGGCGGATCAAACGCTTCAGGTCCAGGAAGATTAGGTGGTGCAGGCGGATCTGGTATAGTAATATTAAGATATAAATATCAAAATTAAAAATTATGAGTGAAGTAAAAGTAAATAAAATTAGTCCAAGAACAGCGTGTGGTACAACTACATTAGGGGATAGTGGAGATACATTCACAATTCCTGCAGGTGTAACAATCACAAACTCTGGTACAGCAGCAGGTTTTGGTTCTACTGGTGAGGTGTCTTGGGATACAACTAAAAAAACAGCGTCTTTTGCAGGAGTAAGTGGTGTCGGATATTTTGTAGATACAACAGGTGGAGCAGTGACGATAACTTTACCTAGTTCACCAAGTGCTGGAAATGTAGTAGCTGTTTCAGATTATACAGGGACTTTTGGTATTAATAGTTTAACATTTGGCAGAAACGGATCTAATATAAATGGCGCTGCAAGTAATTTAGTTATTGATAAAGCTAATGTTGCTGCACAATTAATTTATGTAGATGCAACTGAAGGATGGAGAGTTGTATTTACTGGAAGTTTAGGAAATTTAAGCACAGTGTATTTAGCTGCAACAGGTGGAACAATTACTGAAGATGGAAATTTTAAAGTACATACTTTTACAGGTCCAGGAACATTTCAAGTTACTCAAATAGGTTGTTCAGGTACAAATGACCTAGTAGATTATATGGTCGTAGCTGGTGGTGGTAGCGGTGGCGGTGGTTCAGGATTAGGTGGTGGCGGAGCAGGTGGTGGATTTAGAGAATCTAAATCTTCAGCTACTTCTGGTTGTTGGACAGCTAGTCCATTAGCAACTTGTGCATCTTTAACAGTTGCAGTTCAATCTTATCCAATAGCAGTGGGTGT